ATATCAATAGCAGCGTCTGCAACAGATTGTCTCATAAGCATGAGAGGAAGAAGATTCATGGCATTTCCAAGAGTAGTCTCTAATAACTCTGGATCTATTCCCTCTATTGCTGCTAGCTTAGATCTAACAGCATCAAAGTTCTTTAATTCTTGCACATAATTAAATCGTTGATCTGGAGGAAGTAACTGAAGTATTTCAGAGAAATCTTTTAAAACTTTTCTGTCTTCTGTAGACAAATTAGTTCCAACGCCAAGAGTTCCTCTTTCAAGATAAAGATTTAGCTGTTCATCAGATAACGCCCCTAGTTTGCTTCCAACGCTAACAGTCATTAATCCAAGAGTCTTTGCACCACTATCTCCAAGTGAAAGGAGTTTGTTAAGAGAGAGGGGTCCAAGGATACCTCCTCCTAATGCTCCAAGAAGCACCGCTACAGTATTGTCTTCTCCAAATAAGTTACCTGCAGTGGTGGCTCCTACGCTTGCTAAAGCCTCACTTGCTACAACTCCAACTACAGGAGCAGGAATAAAGTCTCTTCTTTCAGATTTAAGACCTGCTATTATTCTATTTTCTTGATCTATGAGATCTTTGTCAGATTGTTTTTGTGTTTTTAGAAAACCAGCCTCTGCTTCAGAACGTCTCTTTCTTGCTTCACGAATCTTTCTATTGTTATCATATAATTTTTTAGAAGCACCCCTGAAACCTCCTAACCTTTCCATTTGAAGAGTGAGGGCAACTCTTTCTTCATAAAAAGGTCGCACGGGTCTTTCTAATTTAACGGCACGAAGAAAGGGCATTTTCTTCTCATCAGAGATTGATCTGGTGGCGTTTACAATATCCTCATTCGTGGCATCTTTTAAATTAAAATCAGAACCTTTCTCTTTCTTTAAAAATTCTTCTGCAGCGGATACTATTTCTTTTCTATTTCTTAACATAAGCTTGATAGAAGCAGCACTAAAACCAGCAACTTCAGGAATAAGTCTTATTCCCTGTTCTACAACAGAGGCTTCAGGGCGACCAAATCTAGTAAGTTCAAGAGCTTCCCTTTCCGTGACGACAGGTTTTCCAGCAAAGTAATCTATCATAGATTTCATAACTTTGCCTTCACTTGGTAAAAATCCCTCTTTACCTGTTGCATCATCATACATATCACCTAGTGTTTTAAAGTATGACATGATGTATCCGTTATCAGCTTTTCTGTAGCTTTCAAACTTTTTGTTATACTTATCAGCTTGTTTTTCATTATAAATACCAAACAAGACGTTACCAACACCTGCAGCGGTAGTAGCAAAAGAAGCAGCAGTACGGGCTAACCCTAAACCAATCTCATCTCCTGGTGTAGCTTCAATAGCTCTAGCAATCTCTTCAGAACGAGAGCGCAACTGTATGGGATCTGCAAATGATACTTGAGGACTACCAGGAATATCTTTTTGCTGTTGTGCTGCAGTTCTTTGCAAAGCAGCAGCAACGTCACCAACGGCTTCTTTGTCTTCAAGTGTAGTGGTACGCTCTACAAATTCTAAAGGGTCAGTAACAAAAGCTCTGCGTTGTTTTTCACGTTCAAGATCCTCCTCATTGTATTTTAGTTCAATTGCCATTAGTTATTCCCTCGAATTTTGTTAAACATTGCACCATAATTATAACCGCCTCCTCTTCCTGTTCTTTGTTGTGTAAAAATAGGAGAACCTGTTAATCCAGTAACAGGTTTTTCTTCAGGCTTCTCAAACGTAGAAACTTTTCCATCATCTTGATATATTAATTTGTATTTTGTGCCAGTATTAAGATCTAACCCAAAACCGCTGCCTCTTTGAAGTTCTTGTTTTGTCTTATTTAAATTTTCTTTGCTAACTCCACCTTTAACCTCATTGAACCATCTATTAGCAGCACTTTGATTTAATAAAATGTTTCTAGTTTCATTTCCTTGAACTTCACGGGCTATCTCTAGTCGATCATTCTCTTGAACATTATTTCCATACCAATCTCTCAGTAAAGGCACTGTAGCTTTAGGATACTTACGACCAAGAACTCTTGCTGCTTGAGCACCGCTACTTACCTCTGAAAGAGGAAGCTCACCTTTTGATTTACTCTCTACTCGCTCACTGACGAAGCGGTTATAAGTAACCTCATCTGGAGTTAAGGTGTTAATCATTTTTTGCACTCTTTGTGCAGCGTAGTATTTTCCTATATTATCAGTATCTTTTAAGTTAGCAAAAAGAGAAGCGTTTGCTATTTTATTGTCAACAATTCCAAGTAACGTATCAATTTTTCCATTTGCTTGGGAAAGTGTAATAAAATTGCCTGATAGAGCAACCAACTGCCTTCTAATGTCTTCATCAGAAATTGTTTTACCGCTACCAGAGCCTTGAAAGGTTATTGCAAGTTGATACGCAAGACCCACTTTCATAGCCTCTGCTTTTGCGGCAAGATCCCCTTTTTCAGCTCTTATGCCTTTAATTCTTTCATTTTCTTTAGCTAAATAATTTCTAGCTTTGTTAGTTAGTCTTGCAGTGTATCTATTTTCAGCAGAAGAAAATACTCCCATTGCTACATCAAGTAAATCTTTTGCTACCTGTGGAGCACCCTCTGCAAGAGCCGTAAATCTAATGCTAATATCAGAACCCACTCCTAATTCAGTCTTGAGATTTCTAAAACCAATTAAGTTACGTCTAAGAGATATTGAATCTTGATACACCTTTTTAGCCTCTGCTATTTCTGCACCTATCTTTGATCCCTTTACTCCTTTTGCAAATCCTACTGTCATTGGAGGTACATTAACAAGCCCTCGATCTTCTCTTTCTTTGTAAGTTGCATTATGAGCAACATCTACAAATTTATTTATATCATTTACACGAACACCGCCTGTTGTTGTATTTATAAAATTACCTTTAATATACTGAGCACCAACCTCAATCTGATCATCTCCTAACTGTTCTCTGTTCATTAACATACCACCCAAAGGTGAATTCATATGATTATATATTACGGGAGATTGTTTTCCTTCATCTGGATTCCAAGCCCCTGCTTTTGATGTCATAGCTAATATTGCTGCAGCACGTTGATTAGGCCCTGCAAAGCCAGGATTAGCCCTTCTAAACCTTACAAGGGCTTTATCCATCTCAGAGGTCATATGTCGTTCTTCTCCTGTAATTGGATCTCTCGCTCCTACACTTCCCGCAGAAGGAGGTTCAGAGGGTGAAGTAACATTTCCATTTTCTAAGAGTCCAAGTTGATTAGTCAGAAATTTATTAGACCTAACAATGCTACTAGGCACTGTATTAAACCCACCAACTAGTAAAGATGGTTGATACTCTCTTCCATTTAATTTTACTTTAAAAGCAGCTTTTGTTCTAGCATCAAGAGCACGAAGATCCCTTAAAAATTCTTCATAAGCAGGAGCATTTGCCTTTAATTTTTGAACGTTTTCGTCAATAGAAGTGAACCTATTTATAGCCATCCATGCATTATTGATGTCCTCTGACTCATCTCTGCCTCTAGCATAGGTTCCCGTTGTGTAATCGTCATCATTTTTGCGAAAATGATTAACAATGAATCCTACTTTTCCTGTCCTCTTTTTATCATTATAAATTATTCGGTCTTGCAAAGCTTTGTCAAATGTTTGTTTTTTCTCTCGCTCGCCTTCTTTTAGTTTTTCAGCAAATATTAGTCTTCTTTTTTGAGCTTCTTCTTCATACGTTCTCTGTTCTTCTAACGCTTCTTTTTTAGCTCTTTCAGTCCGTAATTCTTGCAGTGCTCCACGATGAGCTTCAGCCACTCCACCTAGAAAAGATAAAAAGGGACTAACCATTAGACAGACTCCTCTTCCATAGCCATGAAGCCCTTTTGTGGAGCTTCTTCAATATCTTCTTCTTGTTCTTCATCCATAAATCCAACTGCTTCAAGTATTTCTTCTTTTGCTTCTTCTCCACCTTCTGTCTGTTCAGGTTCACTTAGTATGCGAATACCTTCTTGAACTCTTTCGTACACATCAGGTCTACGATCAGCCATAATGCTAAGAACAGCCTCATCTGGAATTTGAGATTTCTTTCTTTGTTGTTCAGGATTTACAGCAAATACAGTAGCATCAATTCCATTTCGACCCGCCATCCCTATTAGTTCAAAAGCTATGGGAACCTTGAGCATCTCAGCTAAATCAACAGACCACAAACCCTCTGTAAAACCTCCAAATGATATTGTGTTAGTAATAGTTTCAATTGGAACGCCAGCATGCATAAGCCTCAAAAATCTTTCTTGTGCTTCTTCTGGCTGAAGTTTTTCAATCACAAAATCAACTGCCTCTTCAGGGACTGTAAATTCAGGTGGACTCTCCCAAGCCCATTTACCAGGAGTATCTGTAAGAGAGTGTCCAGCGGGAGGTTCATTAAACTCTACAAGAGACTCAATGCTACCTAGATCTTCTTCAAGAGCTTGGTCCAACTTTGGATCACGATAATATGGATTTGGATTTATTGCCATTGGTTTTCCTTAAACTGTATCTTTACCTTTAAAATATGAAGTACCTACCTTTGCAATTTTACTTGAAGATGGGCTAATTCTTCCTGCACCTGTTGGAGTTGTAGCACTTGTTTGTGCAAACGCATCTGAAATTATGTTTACTACATTTTGTCTTGTATCAACTGTCCCAGGTTGAAAAGCTTGTCTACCTGCATTTGTTCTTGCAATCATTGATCGCACAGAACCTGGAGCGAACTGTCTTGCAGGGGCTGATCCAGAAACTCCAATTCCTCTTCCTGCACCAAGAACCTGTGATCTCATCGCTCGTGCTTGTTGTTGTGATGAAGATGCTCGTTTTGCACCCAATGCTCTACTTGCACCTTCTTTTACTAAAAGTCCTGCACCTGACTTTATATCCTCTGGAGTCAAAAATCCAAAAGATAGATTAGATATTCCTTCTCGTAAAGTTTCTCCTGCTTGTTCCAATGAGAAAATGGGATCATAAACACCGCTTTCCTCTGCAGCAAAATCAAGTCCTGTATCCAAAGCAGCATCTGATGAAAAAATATCCCCAACAAAATCTGAAACACCAGTTACGGCAGAACCTACAAACTCACCTACGCCCTTTACAACGTCATTGATGATGCCCCCTAAAAAATAATTTTGTCTATTCATATTAGCCTCTTAAAACTGTAAAGAATGTGTCATACACTGCGCCACCGATCTGAGAGTAAAAAGCATCTTTTGATGTATCATCATAGATCTCTTTCTTAAATTCATTATCTTGTGCATATAGAGCTACCTGATGTGCTCTTTGTGCTTTGTTCTCAGATTGTTGTACAAGCCAACTAGCCTCATCTCTATATCTTTGCCATAGCTTATCCATAGCACTTTGTTGAATACCAAGAAGATTGAGAGCATTTAGCCTGTTCTCTTCATTCTGCCTATCAGTATTTGCAGTGTTTATTGCCCTACGCCATGAGACATTTGATTGAGCTATCTGCACTTCCATATTAGAATCAAACTTGTCACGAGAATCATTTAGCTTATCGTAGTATCTAATGGCAGCGTTCTTTTGATCTGCATTGAATTGCTCCATTGAAGCCATTCTGTTCTTGTTTGAGTTATCAACTTGAACCTCTAGCTCTGCAAAGAACTGATCTGTTTGCGCTTGTGACTTAGCGTTGAACTGTCTTGCTGCATTTTCTGCAGCGGAGTCTTTAAATATTTTTTGATATAAAAGTTGTAGATCAATCTCCTTTAGCTTTTGTTTATTGCTAAGATTAGTAAGATCCATTGATAAAAAGTTTTTTGCATTATTAACTGCAGCGGTCATACGAGCATCGAGGTTCGCTCTGTCCATGGCTGCAAAAGTTGCTGCATTTTGCAAAGCAGCTTGTTGTCTGTTATTTAAATTTGTTAACTGTATTGCTGCATATTTATTAGCATCTTCTTTTGCTATCTGTATGCCAGACTCTAAAGCAGCTTGTGTGATAGCCGCTGCAGCCATTGAACTACGTCCAAGACCACGTTGAGCCATGATAGCTCCAACATTACGAATAGCAGGAGCAGCCCATGCAGGAGGAGGTTTGCCCTCTTCAAAAGCAGTCATCAAAGCTTCCATCTGATACTTGATGGTAGCACGTTCATCAAGTTCACCTGTTTGAGCTTGTGCTACAGCTTCATCTGATATAGCACCTTGTATATCACCAATAACAGATTGAGAAGATAAAGTTCCTTTTGCTGCCTCAAACTCTGGAGTGCCTTCTTGAGCGTATGATGTGTAAGTTTGATAGTCAGGTTTTGTAGGTAAACCTACGTCAAGATCTTGAGCAGATGCTTCTTTATATTTTGCTTCAATTTTTTGTAAATTTTTAGGTGTAGTGAGAAGCTCTCCTGGTTCTATTTCTTGACCAGCAAACTGAACTGAAGTTCCTGGTGGTAAAGTGGGCTGTTCAACTTGACCTTGTAACCTATCAGAAAGCACCTCACCTTGGGTAGGATCTGCAGGTTGTTCAGGATCTGCAGGTTGTTCAGGATCTGCAGGTTGTGCAGGATCTGCAGGATCTGCAGGTTGTGCAGGATCTGCAGGTTGTGATGTTGGTTCAGACACGCCCTTTAACTCCTCTTGTAACTCTTTTTTTCTTTTTTCATATACTGAGTCAGCAATACCATAATCTTCAGACTCTCTATAGTCTAACTCTAAATCTCGTAGCTCTTGTTGTATTTTTTCTTTTGATCTGCCTTTAGCAGCAGGAGGGACTGTGTTTAAAGCTTCTTTTTTTATTGCTCCAGAAAAAATCGAATCTTTAAGCCGTGCTATTTCTTCAGGGTCAGCAACAGCATCATCATATTCAGTGCTTAACTTGGTTCTAGGAGGATCTGCAGGTTGTGCAGGTTGTGCAGAAAAAAGCGGATTAATTGCATCAGAAAATTCTTGCATAACACCTGGAGGGGGAGGTTGAGATAATTCACCCCTGAGTTCCGTCAGTTTTTTTTGATCATCAGGCCCCAAACCACCGTCTTGTGCGTCCGACTCAAGTTGTCTTATTTCATTTTGTATTTGCTGTGGTGTTAGACCTGACGGTTTACGAATCTTGTCATAAAGATTTTTTTCAGCTTGTGCTATTTCTTCAGGGGTAGCATTTCCTAAAAATTCTGGAGCAAACTTTACCATCATGCACCCCCTTGATTTTTAAACAAGTCGTCCATCAAGTCTTGCACTTCAAACTCTTCAATCTTTTTAGTTAACACTTTCACTTTAGCCTCAAGCTTTGCAATTTCATCGTAAGCTAAATTTCTTTGCCTAATAAGAACCTCAATTAATTCCTCTCTCATATCCAAAATCTCATTCTTCATCAGATTTTTTCCTATACTTTATCATCGCCCACAAACGAACCGCTAACAGAATAGAACCCCCCACAAGCATGAACAGTTGCAAACTACTTTCTAGCCATTGTAGCCAGATCGGAGTGGACACTACACTTGTAGCAAATGCAGCATCTAAACCATTCTTCACTTGTGAGGGGTCTTTCATTTTAGTCTTCCTGTTTTTCAGAGCTTTTCTCTAGCTCAGATATCAAAGAATTTGTAAAAGCGTTGAGGCTAACTTGAACTTGATCAAGTTGAAACTTCAAACTACCAGCTTTACTTTGCAAATCTTTAATCTGTGCTATAAAATACTTATGCTGTTCAGTAAGATCAGCTTCATTGTATTCAGTGCCATTAATATTTACAACTTGTGCTTCTTCAGCCATTTTATTTCTCCTATTAGCTAACAGTTACTAACTGTATGTAATAGATAGTGTATCTATAAAAATTTTCAACTTACCAAGGAATACCAGAACCTTGTTTTGGAGTTGCTTTTTCTGCAATTTGACCAGCAACATTAGCCTCTATTGAGGTTACTTCATCAGAACCCAGAGCATCTTTTGCCCAACCTATTGCTTGTGTTTCTTTTATATCTGAATAAGAGGTAAAAGAAGACAAATCATCTGTTGGAATAACAATAGAACCATAGCATTGTCCTGTGTTTCCATCTGCATCTTTATCTGCACAATTCCAATGTACAGTAAAAACTACGTTTGTTTTACCTCCATGACTTTTGTAAAAGTCAAGAGTATCTACTGTCCATGTCGCTGCCATTTTTTTTTCTCCTTATTATTCACTTTTTTCTAGCTCAACAATTACCTTGCCATCATCATCTGTCCACTCTGTTGCAAGCATATGAGGATCTTTTCTTTCGCCTACTACGAGCCAACTAATCGTATCTGTACATGAATTATCTTGTGCCTGAATTGTTAGTGTTGCTCCAGATACACTACCTTTAATAGCTATCCAACCAGTTTCATTACTGGTAAAACATTGCACATCAGCACACAATGCTTCAAATGTTCCACTTGTCATGCCCGCCGCAGTGTCTATATTAACTGTCGCTGTGCCACCTGACAGGGTAACTTTTCCTCTATAAATTAAATCTGCTTGTGGACCTTCAATAAAAGAATGAACTAGGTGATGTGTATCTTTTTTGCTTTCAAGCGGGTGATCAATTTTGAAAGAGCCTGAACCTTTAGACAAAGAACCTGTGATGGCGACATTACCACCGGAAGAGATGGTCATTCTTTCCCCGCCATTCGTAAAAAACCGCATCTCATCGCCATTATGAGCGTACTCAACTTTACCAATTGCGCTATTTGCTGGATCTCCAAATGCTATTGTGCTATTGAAATTAGTAGCTGCTACGATTCCTACTATACAAGTGCCACTAGCATTACGAACTCGTAACTGATGACCAGAAACAGACGCAGTTGTTCCAATTAACAATCTACCAGAAGAATCAAGACGCATTGCTTCTGTGTTATTAGTTCCAAAAAGCAATGGATTGTTTGATACATTTTTTAATGTGCTTCCACCGTTGGATGCTAAAAGTTGAACGGTATCTGTACTAACAGCCTGAAGCACACCAGTTCTACGACAGTCTATATCAACACTACTACTTGGAGATGAAGTTCCTGCACCTATTGAGCCAGCAAAAAATGCAGAGCCATCACTTGCAACAAAGTAATTAACTGCTCCTCCTGTAGAAAGACCATCAAAGTACCTATAATTGCCACCAGTGCTGGCTGTTGCTGATTGCGCTCTGACAAGCGTTCCAGTGTAGCTGCTATTATTTGCGAAAGACGTAATCCCCTCTTTATCTTCAGATGAATCTTGAAAAACTAATAATTTTTCAGGGTACACATTTACGGTAGAGCCTATTAGAACGTCACCATCACTTTGAATACGCATCTTTTCCGCAGCCGCTTCAGAGGATCCAGTTTTAAAAGCCAAAGATGTAGCATTTGAACTAGATGAAAAATCACCCTCTGATACAGCTTCTATACCAGCGGCTACTAGTATAGCGTCTGTGCCTGTCCCTTCATCAGGAGCTTGAAAGTTAATCACTCCTAGTTTGTCATTAGCAGCTATATCTGTGTCCCCTGCCGCAAGAGTTAACGTTGGAAACTTGTCATCGGCTGTAGCAGCGTGTTTAAGTGTTAGTCCTGAATCTGCTACATGGGTAAGAGTTATTTCTTGATCGTTACCGAAAAGTATTTGTCCACCATCAGCTAAAAATAAATCACTAAACTCTAATGATGCAGTGCCTAACGTTGCCCCGTCAGCGGCATCAGGAACAAAGGATGTTTCTGCCGTGAATGTGTCTGTTCTTATACCAGAAGTGCCATTATCAATAGCACCAAATCCAGATGTAATTGATCCTGTGTCTAAAGCTCCTGTAGACACAAGATTAGGCATGGCAGTTATCTCATCATCAAAGTATGCAGCTAAATCAGTAACGGCTACTTGAACCATAGTGCCATTGTCATTAAGAACAACACGATCTGCATCAGCCACAGTAGTAGAGGTAGCAGAGGTATTGCCATCAACAATATTTAATTCAGCGGCAGTTGATGATACGTTAGTGCCGCCAATGTCTAATGTAGTTACAGATATCTCTCCTGCAACCGTAACTAAACCATCTGCAACAGTTATTAAATCTGTATCATCTGTGTGACCTATAGTTGTGCCATTTATAAGAACATTATCAATATCAAGAGAGCCTCCAGATATTAAACCAGTAGTTGTTATAGCAGATGAACCTGTATTGATAGTGCCAAACCCAGACGTTATAGAACCAGAGTCTAATGCTCCAGTGCTGACAAGGTTAGGCATGGCTGTAATTTCATCATCGAAGTAAGCTGCAAGATCAGTTACTGCTACCTGCACCATGGTTCCATTATCATTTAAAACTACTCTATCAGCGTCTGCAACTGTAGTTGAAGTGGCAGAAGTGTTGCCGTCAATAATATTTAATTCTGCAGTTGTTACCGAAGCACCATCAAGTATTTCTAATTCTGTTTCTGTTATTGCAGCAGAACCTATAGTAAATCCTGTAGCAGTTATAGTACCATTACAAGTTAGTCCCGTATCTGCAGTATGAGTTAGAGTTATATCATTATCAGCACCAAAGCCTAAAATCGCACCGTCTGAGTCTAACTTGAGATCATGGCTTACTGTAACCGCTGTTGATGCATTGAGGTCAATAGTAGCTTCCCCATCTATTCTTAAAACACCATCACCACTTTGCTGTATGAAACTAGCTGCATCACCGAAGGTTAATTTATTAGTAGAATTAAGAGTCAGTCCTGTGCCATCTGTATGTGTAAGAGTGGTGTCATTGTCTGCGCCAAATCCTAGAACTGCACTATCAGAATCTAATTTAAGATCGTTGCTAACTGTAACCGCTGTTGATGCATTAAGATCAATGGTGGCCTCTCCGTCTATGCGGAGGACTCCATTACTGCTTTGTTGAATAAAACTAGCAGTGTCACCAAACTGTATCTTTTCTGTAGAAGCCATGAGAATATCATCTGAAAACTCAAAGTAATCTTCATCTTCTTTCCAGGTAAGAACACCATCACTGCTATTAGCATCAAATGTTACCGCTATATCTGTATCTGCACCCGTGCCAAACGTAATGCTATTGCTAAGAAGCTTTTCTATAGCACCTCCTTCACCGTCTGTTCCGTCATGCTGATGACCACCAGTTTCAAATGCAGCGTCTACTAAACCAAACTCAGTGGTAAAATCTGAAGCCTCAATAGTTTCGCCATCTACAAAATAGCTAAGACCCTTTGTATAACCTGTACCCATTACATTCTACCTCCTGGTGTAAATTCTAATCCAAATCCTTTCAGGGTATATGTTGGATTAGTGCTTGTATCTGAAAACTTTAAGGCTACGGCAAAACCTGAACCCTCTACAGATTGTCTATATAAAGGTGTATACGCTGATGCATTATATGTCGATGAACCGTATGTGCCTCCACCATAGAAAGCTGTACCTGCAGGATCTTTAAGATCATACACAGCAGGACTAGGTTGAAGAACATCTCCGTAGTCGTACTCAACATTTAAATCTACATCTTTAACAGTACCTGTGCCTAAATAGTTTATAATAACTCTTTGCATATTTTTTCTTATGCCTACATCGCCCATAACATAGTCAACAGTTCTATATATGGCAGAAAAATTAGTGCTATCAAAAGTTCCACCACTTTCTTGTTTGTAAACAAATCCACCATCGTAATCACCATGTAAAACCGTTTCTACATCTGATATAAAACCTGATGCTGCTATACTTGGCTTGATACCTTTAATATCTGCATACTCCCAACCTATCTGTTGTGTTCGTGCATTTCTTTTTAATACGCCAATTAAACCTGTCATATTAGCTTCAGTGCCAGAGGTAGTTGGAAAATATATGCGATATTGACTTTTACTTTTTATAGTATGAGATGATAGATTAGAAATTTGATTTGAAGTAAGAGCGTTTAGTCTAGGTTGAACTTGTTTTGAAATAGTTCCTAACTCAATATCATCAATACGCTCAGTACCCGCCACTGTGCGTAATCCGTCAGGAGCAAGAAATACAAGATCACCGCCAATCTCCTGAACAGTGAAATGAGATATACAGCCTATGTTTCTGGTTATAGGCTGAACCTGAAAGTCTGCTGCGCTAGAGCCAACAAGTTTATATATTTCATTTTTACAAAATATAATTAGAGTTTCTCTAAAAGGTTTAAGGCTAACAACATCACTGCCAAATGCTATCTCTCCTGCACCAGACGCTGCACTAAAATCGTTTTCATTAAATGGTGCGCTGAACTTTACAGTATGGGGTGAGTTTGACATGCCACCAAAAAACAAATGACCTTTAAACTCTTGCACAACATCAGGGGCTGTAGGTTTAGTTCCTCCTGCAGAGGCTGTGATAGTTACGTAGCTAGAACCATCCCAAATAGCAGCATCATTTACACCATCTGCCATCGCTAAGTTTTCAGTGCCATCAAAATCATACGTCACAAAAGAGTAACGTCCTGCGCTTGTTCTATTAGTAGCTATATTCGTCCAACCTGATCCACTAGAAAATTGAACGTTTGCCCCTCTTGCTGCAACTACAAATTGATTTTTATAAGTTGATATTCCTAATACAATACCGCTTCCTGAAAGCGCATTGCTATCAAACTTTTCAAACCCTAGTATCTTAGAATAGCCCCCTTGAACATCAGGCTCAAAGTTTTGCAACGTAATAGCCTCTCCTGGGTTCATGGCAAAGATACTTTGATCTAACACTAAACCACCTTCACAGTTTACGTTAAAAGCTTGGATTGGCATTAAACCGCTCTCATGTAATTTTTCTTTTGAATTAATTCAGATCTCATTCGCCTTACACCAAGCTCATAATCTCTCATAGAAAATTGTGCAGCGTTATCATTACCTCTTAATTGATGTACAAAATACTTTACCCTAGCCACTATCACATCGTGAAATCTTTTTGGTATTACAGGTATATCGCTAAACGCTGAAAGAGGTTCTGGCTCAAAGAACACTCCTAGTTCAATAGAATAAAAATCATTATCAGGTGATGGACACAAAAGAAATGCATCAAAATTTGTAGTAGATATTTCTTCTGGCTTACCATAGCCGCTATCAGGTGCAGATAAAGCACGATACGCCCTTTCTCTCTTTGACGTATAGTTACGGCTACCTCTGTAGTATTCGTCTTTATCTAAAAAGTATAGATACTCACCAGATATATCATTTGGAAACACCTCTATAAAATCTACATCTACATTTGCGGATGCTTCATTACTAAGAGTGATAAACGTCTGTTGTGTCGATGCAGTGAAAGTGGTTGTCTGTATCTTTCCTCCCCCTACGTTAGATATGGAAAAAGACTCCGATAGGTCAGAGTCTTTGTCAGAAGAAGAGCCAGCAAACACTCTTAGAGTTACAGAAGTTGCGCTGCTTGTGCCTGATGAAAAGCGGATTGTCACTCTATAAGTATCATTCACTACAGTGGGTATTGCTTGATCCACTGTGCCAGCATTTAGTCGTAGCACACCTGCAGCGTAAGACAAATTTCCGCTAGAGGCATTTGACAGTGCAGGAGTGCCAGAGGTGCTTGTTCCTGCAGGGTTAGTTGATCTTGAGTTCCAATAGTCTGATAGTGTAAAGGTTTTGTCGAATGATCCGTTTGTAATTAAGTTTCTACCCACAATAAATGCAGTGTCAAAGTCAATGTCTGTGCAGTCAAGAATATTGCCACTGGTAGCGGTTGCGCTAGAGGATGCACCAGTTAACGTTTCTGAACTTTGAAAGATTCCGTCTTCAACTTCAACTATAAGAAACAGGGGGCTAATTTTTCTCACTATGCCGATTGCACCGCTAGTACCTCCTGTTATTCTTTCATTCATGGTAAACGCACCAGATACGGAAGATACTTTTATTTTAGTGGGAAACTTATATTCTGCTCTACCACCAAATAGATTGTACTTTACTAACTCGTAATTATAGGGCCATTGATTGTGTTCATTGTTGATGTCACGAATAGCTCTATTCACATCTTCTTTAACTGTAGTTTGAATACCACGAGTACCCGATAGTCCTGCTGCAGATTCTGCAATAGTAGTTTCGTTTAAATCAAGTAACACCGCATTTATTATTTCTGCGTAGTTCATTTATTTTGACCCCAAAATTTGTGAAGATAATTCAACACTAAATCAGTTTTTACTTTGATAGCCTTGGCCTGTTCAGAGTTTAGCTTCTGCACAAAGTCACCCACTTCAAATATGTTTTTTAGTATGAATGAACTTTCATATGATATATGAGAAGACATCCAACCTACTACGTTTTGACGAGTTCCCTTTGTAACCTTTTGAACACCGTGAGGGTATATTATGGGAAAGATTACAGCCTCACCAGCCTGTAGCTTTTTGCCTATCTGTCCAATGGGAGTTTGTATAATAAACTCGCCACCCTCGTAATCATCATGTAGATTTACGCTCCAGCCATAATCAAAGTAAACGTTGTTTGATTTAGGCAAAGCCCTAAAATTATCTACATGTAAATCGTAATAGTCACCTTCTTTGTATTTATTGTAAAAATTCACTGATACTCTGTTAGGACAATACACACTGTCTATATAAAAAGTATCGTACAAAGCACTTGTTATTCGTTTCTTAACTGAGTCAGGAACTGCAAGGGATTCTGAATTTTGTTTGTTAGTTCCCGTTTTTGTTCCGTCTTGGTAAGTTTTATCTTTAGGAAGATTGTCTAAACAAAACTTAACATCATTATCATCTAATAATTTAAAAAACATCTGTATCTCCTTCAAATCAAATCACAGCAAAAAGAGTGGGGTTTTTAAGGAACCCCACAAAACCTTTAGTACATTACGTACCCGATGAAGTAGTTGCCGCTTCAGTCAGTGGGTTGCGTGAGATATCAACCAAACAAACGTGAATACGGAAACGTGCAGCACTTTCACCAGACGATCCCCCATCAAGGATGAGAGCGTCAATCGTGTCAGCACTTGTTAGGATACGTGCGTTTGAACCTGAAGCACCATTAGCTGCTTCAAGAAAGGGTGTAAATCCAGCAGCGAGTGCATCACCGTCAATAAAACAGTCTACATCACCGCCAGTAAACCCAACGTCCAAAGTAATCTGACCATTACCACGAGCTTCTAATACTTCTAAAGCCCCTGCAACAATCATGCTATCAGCGGGAACATCAACCAACTGGACAACATCACCACCTGTGCCACCATCTGCAGTGTCATGGACCTGAGAGGTGATTACATATGGAGTGGGCATACGAGATGGATGACCTACGGTCCCTCCACCTGAAATAGTACGATCAATAGTCGCCATAATCTATGCCCTCCTATTAGCTATAGTCAACGATGCCAAGGACAAGACTTTCGGGACGAAGAACCTTGCGACCAAAGACATGAAGACCACGTACAACGTCAGCAAAGGAGTCTGGATCACGAATAGCTTCCGTCTTAGCAATCTGAGAAGCAGTTGCTGTGGAAGAAATGTGACCAGCGAGAACAACGTTCTCTCCTGAACCGACACCACTCACAGACACCATGTCCGTAGTTGTCGTAGCATCTGCAGATTGTCGCAGAGCATTTGACTTGTACAGAGTGAAGCCCATGATTTTTTGATTCGTTACAAGACCGTTACGAAGAGGAGATACATCATCGCCAGTTACTTGAACTTCAACGATTTTAGCACCCGCTTTGTAAAGGTTCTCATAAACACGAGGCGGGGCTACAAACCAACGACCCTCTTCTGGCACATCTTGCTCATCAAGCTTTCGTGCCATAAGAGCCATGAGGTTTACAACGTCATCACCCGCATCTGATCCTGCTACTGTTACAGGAGTGCCTGAAGTACCAAGATTGGAATCTGTTTCAACTGTGCCAGAAGCACCTTTGATTCCAGCATTATCAATCATGTTCTGCAGGACATTTTTATCAAAGTTACGCTTTAGAGAAAACGCACCAGAAGAAGTTGACAAAGCCTCAAAGTTTACATGAGATTGTCTTTCTTCTATGTCGTCCACTTTAAACGCAAACGCATTGGCCTGATCTACAGTCAATTGTATTTCATCATCTGCAAGGTCTTGCGGAGTTACCACAGAACCACGAGTGTAAGATGAAATGGTGATTGTTGGTTCTTTAATAATACGAACCGTGTCACCAAAGTTCTCAATTTCTCCCGCATAATCAGTATTTGTAATATCTTCAACTACTGATGCTCTACGAAAAAATTTAAGAACTTTTTGGCTATAGATTTCGGCCTGAAAATTACCCGAAGGTAGACTACCGTATCCGGCTGCAGTTCCTACTGCCATTTTTCAAGCTCCTTATCCATTAACGATACGTCCCTCTAATCGAGCTTGATCTAGTTCCTTTTCATATTTATCAAACTCGTTAGGTTTTAGGCGGCGTATCTCCGAAGTGGTCCACACCTTTTTGTTAGCATTAGCATTTGTTGCAATGTTTACAGAAGATGTTTTAGTAACAGCCTCTGCAGCCGCTGCATTGCCTTGCTTTCTAGGGCGACCACGTTTACTTTTGCCAATGTCGGCTTTGTACAAATCAAGAACTCGTGAAGCCCACTTAACGTCTGTGCTATTTTTTAGAATACCATCCGCTATGCTAGGTGGCTGCAGTTTGATCCATTCTCTGAACTCATTAGATTTTTTGACTTCAGGAAAGTCATTGTGCAGGGCAAGCAATTCTTGGTAAGCACTTTTAGCCTTTAGTTTCTCCTCTTGCTGATTAAGACGAGTTACCTCTGCACGAAGCTCCTCAATCTCTTTTGCAGCACCACGAGTACTTAGGGCCTCAACTACATTATAAACATCAGGATAACTCTCTTTGAAAGATTCGATGTCATCTTCACTAATAGTAGGCTGAGAGTTTTGAGAAACTAAAGCGTCCTTTTCTTCTTTCCACTCATGCAGCTTGGCATCGTAATGTTTCTTGAGATCATCATAACGTTTTTTGTAGTCATGCTCTTCTGTCTTTACTTCAGTCTTTTCTTCCGCTTCAACAGAAATGGTTTCATCTTGCATAAACGTTGTGTCTTCCTCTAGGGTAGCCTCTTCAGAAACTTCAGGAACATCGTCTTTGTAAACGTCCGCTCTGTACGCTCCTCTGTAGGGGCCTAGATTTTCTTGTTCTACTTCTTGTACTTGTTCTACCATTTTTCCTCCTTGCGGGGCCGTGGGACGGGTAGCCGCTTATGTTGGTAGTATCTAACGCAGGGCCGTAAAACGGGTAGCTGCGATTTTTCAAAAAGAGTTATTGAAGAACTCTTTCTGGAAACTGCGTGATTTCTCTTTTATCCATCACAGGCTGCACTTTGTCTAAACCAGAGCGCATACCTCTTGGAGGTTCTTTTAATAGTTCTCGACCCTCTGGAGGGGAGTTTATAGGTTTAGGTTTTTCTTTAGGTATGGGAATGGGTCGTTTAGGTAAACTAGAGTGAGTATCAAATAGTATGTCATGTAACCCAATTCTACCAACAAGTTGAAATCTTCCTGATTTTAATCTGTCTTCAAAGAATTTTGCATCTTTCGGTTCTGTCTCATTTGGATTATAAAAAAAAGTAGCTCCCTCTGTAATATCTTCAAGAGTACCTGCTATCGCTTTGCTTGCTATATCCAAAGCAGTAGAATATCGTCTATCCGTATTTGCTCCTTTATAATTTTCATCTTGATATCCACTAAACTGCTTTCTCCCACCTTTTGTTTTATCAGATATTACATCTTTAAAACTTTCATACTTCTTAAAATCGGTTGTTTTATCTTTTAATCTATTTGATACTACGTTAGCTACTGATTGCATATTTCTATAGGTTTCTTTTTCATCTTCTCCTGATATGGCTTCAGCAATTAAAAGTCTGGCAAGCATTTCAACCTCACCACCATTTCTCATCCCAACCCGCTTACCTAAAGCAGCTTGCATAGCAGCTTGTGGTTCTTGAGGTTGTTCTTTTTGTTTTTGTTCTTCTAACTTCTTTTCAGTTTCAGGTTTGCCACGATTATTAATCTTTTCAAGTAATTCATATCCAATTTCTTCAGCAAGCAGTGGAGGTATATACAACTCTCTATTAGATGCTGCTATAGGAGTATCTCCTTGTACTTGTTGTTGGGGTTGAGTAATGGTGGCTAATTCAATCACTTGTCCTGTCCTCTCTTTTAAAGATTTAATATTAGGCTTCAGTATCCTATTAACAAAATCTCCGTAGCCAAAAAGTTTTAATGCGGCAGCGTTGACTATAAAAGATTTTTGCTCTGCATCCATTAACACATCATCTGCCACCCCAGAATTATCAGCACCTTCTTTTTGAATTGGCCCAGTAATTCCAACTGGCTCTGTAGGCTGATCTCCAAGTGCCATCAACTCACGAGTGATTGGAGACATTTCGTCAGTTTGAGGTATCTCTTTTTCCGGTTCACTAATCTCTTCAGAAGGCTCTGGCATTGGCTCTGGTTCAGGTAAATCAAAAGTTATTCCAAGGACTTTTGCAAACGCTTGAAGAGTAGTCGGTTCATTGTTTTCTATGAGACCTGCTACCATAGCTTTCTCTTCATCCTGTAGAGTTTCAAAGTTAGTCTCAAATTGTTGTTGTGTTATTTCCATTTAAGTTTTCCTGTTAACGTTATGTATCATCAGGATCATCCATGTTAGGATCTTCGTCTGGATCATAGTTCTCAGCACTTTCTATTTCATCTATGTCGTACATTGTTGCTCTATCGGCATCAGCATCAGATGGACCTGTTTGTGACGTATCAGGCCCCTCTGGACTTCCTGACATATAATCATAATTTAACGCATCACGATCTCTTGATAGCATATCATAAGGTTGAAAAGCTTCATCATCTACAGGAGGTCCAAACTTAGAAATATCCTCCATACGACTTTCAATCTCTGCTAGATCAAGTCCTGTCTCAGGACCAGTAGGAGCATTAGGATCGTCAAAAGTATCTAAGCCGGCTCCTGTCGCCCTTCTATTAAGGGCATCTGCAATTTGTTGTGCTACTGATAGATTTTCTGAATATCCCATCGTAGGAGTTCTGTCTAAATAGTCTTGTACTTGTTCCGCTGTTATGCCCTTACTTGCATCATAGTCAGGAATACTCTCAAAATTAATTGTGTAAGTATAATTTCCATCTAAAGTAACTACTGCGCCATCAAATTTAGGATTAACCCCTGTCTCATCTATTACCATCTGAGTAATAGGATCAATATTTGCTCTATTTGGATCCCAACTTGCATAAGAAACACCTCCAATTGGAGTAGACCAACCTGTTCCAATATTAGGATCAGCAGCCATTTGTAATCCCATGAACTCTGATCGCACGTGTTGATCATAGCTCATGGGAACATTCCCTGGATCATAAAAGTCTGCAGCAAAGTCAGTGGTTAAATAATCTAAAGCCCTTGTTCCGTACCTACCTGCTAATCCAACAGGTGCTCCCAGCGCAGTAAGAGTTCCGCTAAAAAAGCCAGGAGTAGTAAGATTACCTTTCCGGTCTGTTACTTGGGTAGCAGCTAAACCAAACGGACTATTAACAGTTTCTATAGTAGGTCGTGTATCTCCAAACTCTAAAAAGTTACCAAAGTCTCGAATTGCTTGATTAAAAGTTTCGCTAATAGGTCTATTATATACATCTTTAGCAAAACCTTCGATAGAACCATAATCAAATGGATCGCCTATTATATCAGGATCAATCTTTCCATCAGGCCCCACTGCACCAAACTCATCAAGGTCAGCGATATCATCAAAAAAATCACCACCCTCCGCTGAACTAACAGTGCCAGTTCTCGTAAATCTTTGTGGACTTTCTGCAAAACTTGTGCCTTGAGTAAGTAAATTTTCTACATTTGAAAAAGACGCAGGATCTCCATAATCTACACTTTGAAGCGGTTCATCTACTGCAGAATAACTTAATCCTGTAGAGGGTTGTGAGAGAGGCTGTTTTTTCTTTTTTGTTGGAAGACCAATATCAGGAACTTCAAGAGGATCAACGCCACCTTTAACGTCAATTACAGATTGCTCTATCTGTTGTACAGGAGTTTCAGTTCTTATTCTAGGAGCAACGGCTTGTGCTCCCGATAAAATTTCCTGTAATTTTTCTGTATTAGTTGCCACTATCTAAATAAACTTTCTGTTGTTCGTTTACTTCATCTTTAAGAGATAGAAGATAATCAACCAGTTGGAGCTTCCCCTGGAGTCTCCGCATCTCTAAGTCCAATTGTTCCTTCATTAG